ACAATTTTAAGAGAACACTTCGGCTTGATCACACCAAGTTTAGCCCTCAACGAGCCTTGTCTTTTGACGACCCGGATATCTTTCACACACCCCCGCATACCAACTCCACTTTTCATTCGATATTTCCTATTTTTTCCTGTCGTTTTGTCCATATAAAGCGTCTTCTTGTCATCATGTCTGTTCCCAACTTTCTTGTTTTGGATTCCGTTGAATACATTTTACCCGGTCCCCAACCAGCTGCTGTAAAGTTGAACGGTACGACATATCCTCTCGGAGATTCTGGTACTATGGCTGAGCGATTCGCTGTTGCAGCAGACAAATTCGTGCCGAACATTTATCGTGCTGTTTATTTCGTTGTTCAACTTCCTCGACCGCGTACTGACGTCTTCACATCCGGCTCCTACGCTACGATCTATCAGAGGGTGAGTCAAGAAATCAAGCCGCTCAAGGGTCAAGCTCACCTGCTCGTATTCGTTCCAAACGTCACTCCTGACACGTTGCGATTCATAGGTGATATGACACGATTAGCAACCCAAGCTGCCGGCCGTATGCCGTTCTGGGCAAAGGTATTTGTTCATGGTCATTCCTGGATGAGCCAACTGTATCTCGGCGATGTTTTTGTTCCCATTGTATCTTTGCTACCTATGTTCACTGGCTGGCTCGGCGATTCTTCCACTGTTTCACCCATTGACGTCGTCACATGCACTGACTGGGTGGATCCGTTGGGCATATCGCGCTTTCGTGGACACGGCGAGACAGTTGACGCGGCTGTAAAGACTATGGTTACGGAAAAACACGGGTACGACGTCATCACGACTGTGTTCTGTGGTGTTAACATAGTCTCGTCTGCGCCAATTCGTGTTCTGGGCGATAGGAGGATGAAGCTCGCTACCAACGCAACAAGAGATGGTCATCCGCTCTCCCGGGGATCACAGGTTGTCGTKGAGTGTTTGGTCGAATGTATCAAGGACTGGAACTACTGAGCGCGGTGTAGATTGTAGAGAGAGGATTTCGGGAGGAGAGCTTGTCCGCCGCGTGATAAGAGAGGTAGCCGGGGGGGGTGAAGAAGTGCTACTCTCTTTAACGTGCAGAC